AATGTTGTTCCAGCTGTTGTGCTGTTGTTCATTTGTAGGGGTCCACCCTCACCTGATTGAGCGTTGTGTTTGTGAGCAGTAACCGGACCAGAGCCGGAACCGCCGCCGCCACCTGATCCACCGGGTAGCCCGACAAATCCAATTACACCGCGACGGCCTTATGTCGGTTTAGAAGAGGATGACGAAGAGCGTGGGCGTCCTCGCAGGGGAAGGCAACGCAGCCGGACAATAATGACGGGTGGATTAATTGGTGGCGCACCTGTTAGCCGCAAAACTTTATTAGGAAGTTAATATGCCAGCAGAAGAAATGGCCGTTATGTTGCTGAACCGTTTGTCTACGCTGGAAACACAGCGCATGACCTGGGAGCACCACTGGCAAGAGGTTGCCGATTACATTGTGCCACGCAAGGCAGACATTACCAAAAAGCGAAGCGCAGGTGATAAACGGCAGGAATTGATCTTTGACGGCACCGCTATTCATTCTGCGGAGCTGTTGTCAGCTTCCCTGCACGGTATGTTGACCAACGCCTCGACACCCTGGTTTTCGCTGCGGTTTCGGGATAACGAAACTGAGATGATGGACGAGGCCAAGGAATGGCTGGAGGGTGCAACCGATGTCATGTACCAGGCGTTCCAACGCTCAAACTTTCAGGAACAGGTACACGAATTATATCACGATCTGATTACCTTCGGGACAGGCGTGATGTTTGTCGAGGCAGACGAAGAAAACCAAGTCAGGTTCGGCACCAGGCACATCTCTGAGTGTTACGTTTCAGAGGATGACCAGGGCCGGGTTGATACGGTCTATCGTAAATTTAAAATGCCGGTACGTGCTGCGGCTATGCGGTTTGGCGAAAAGTCCCTATCGCAGAAGATGACCAAGGCTTTGACTGAAGACCCGTATTCTGAAGTCACGATAATACATGTCGTGCGTCCTCGTGAGGAACGCGACATCACCAAAGAAGATACGCTCAATAAACCGTTTCTCAGTTGCTACATCGACCCTGATGAAAAAACTATCATGTCTGAGAGTGGATATGATGAATTTCCTTACACTGTTCCAAGGTATTTAAAAGCATCATTTGAGCTGGGCTATGGTCGTTCACCTGCAATGACGGCACTGCCTGACGTGAAGATGCTTAATAAAATGTCCGAAACGACAATCCGGGCAGCACAAAAACAAGTTGACCCTCCTCTGATGGTCCCAGATGACGGCTTTATGCTGCCAATTAGGACTGTTCCGGGCGGGCTGAACTTCTACAGGTCAGGCACACGGGATCGACTAGAACCTTTGAATATTGGTGCAAATAACCCGTTGGGCCTTTCGATGGAAGAACAGCGCCGCACGGCTATTCGATCAGCATTTTTTGTTGATCAGCTCATCATGGGCGAAGGCCCACAGATGACAGCGACCGAAGTCGTGCAACGCACCGAAGAAAAGATGCGTTTGCTTGGCCCAGTGCTTGGTCGCCTTCAGGCTGAACTATTGCAGCCGCTAATCAATCGCGTGTTTAACATTTTGGCCCGACAGCAAGCGTTCATGCCAGCGCCAGAAAGTCTTCAAGAGCAAGGTGACATTGATATCGAATATGTTTCACCGCTGGCGAAGGCACAGCGCAGTGGCGACGTGCAGTCTGTCATGCGTCTGTTCGAACTTATTGGCCCGATGGGTCAGCTTGATCCGGGTGTATTCGACTACATGGACACAGACGGCATGGTGAAATACCTCATCAAGGTCTTGGGCGTCCCCGCCTCCGTTGTCCGTGGTGAAGATGAAGTTTTTGAAAAACGCACAGAACGAGCTGAGCAACAAGCACAGCAACAGGAAATGGCAGAGATGTCGCAGATGGCAGAAGCTGCCGGGAATGCTGCCCCGGCGGTTAAGGCCGTAGACGGTCTACAACAAACGGCAGCAGAACAACAACCAGTTGGAGCGGAAATGGAAGAGGTCGCGTGACCCCAGATGACTTAAAGGCAAACTACAAGCTCGTATTTTCATCAGAAGAAGGCCAGATCGTGATGAACGATTTGCAAAAAAGGTGTCATCTTTTTGCACCTGTCTTCAGCGGTGAAAGTACACACGAGATGGCATTCAAGGACGGTCAGCGATGGGCTGCGTTGTTTTTGATTAACATGCTGTCGGATGATCCACCACCACAACAGGAAACAACTGACGAGGACAATTAGTTATGGCTGAAGAAGCGCAGGTAGCGGAAGCCCCAGCAGACGCTGGACAAGCACCGTCTGTTGAAACAACGGCAGTGCAAGAAACTTCATGGAAGGACAGTCTTCCAGAAGAAATCAGAGGACATAAATCTCTGGAAACAATTAAAGATGTTGGCTCCTTAGCTAAAGGTTTTGTTCATGCTGAAAGCATGATCGGATCAGATAAAATTCCCGTACCGGGGAAGTGGGCAACGGACGATGATTGGTCGGCGGTTTATAATAAGCTGGGCCGTCCCGAAACATCCGGCGACTACAAGCTTGAAGCTAGTGAAGCTGCGGATGCGGATACGCTTGATTGGTTCAAGTCAACGGCTCATAAAATCGGGTTAAACAGTTCACAAGCTCAAAACCTTCTTAATGAATACGAAGAACGCATGGGCAGCCATGCCGAAACGAGTAACGCTGAGCTTGAAAGCAGACGCACTGAAGCAGACCTGGCACTCAAACGTGAGTGGGGTCGTGCTTTTGAAAACAAAGTCGCTGGCGCAAAAGGCGTCTTGATGAACTTTGCAGATGAAGACCTGGCTGACCTGACAACGGCTGATGGCGTTAAGTTCGGGGATCACCCCGACATTATAAAACTGTTTGCAAATGTCGGGGATTACATCCGCGAAAAAATTGGTGAAGACTCAATCGCTGGCCCGAAAGGTGCTGGTGTCATGGCACCCGATGAGGCACAGCAAAAACTAGCGGAGATCAGAAAACAAGGATCACCCTATTGGGATGTTCGCCATCCTGAGCACGATTGGTATGTTCAGGAGGCATTAAAGTTTGGGGAAATGTTAATTCCCGAAGAAGAAGGATAACCGCAAGGCCCTTCTGCTTACGGTAAAGTGCCGTCGTCCTGGCAGACGTTAAACGCAAGAAAAGTCCGTCATCCTGACGGGTAGCTCTTCGATCAATTTTAACCCTTGATCGGAGGACAAGCACATGAGCACACAAGTCTCAACTGCTTTCGTGAACCAGTTCTCTAGCAATGTACAATTGCTTTCACAACAGATGGGCAGTCTGTTGCGGTCTTGTGTTTCAGAAGAGTCAGTCACGGGCGAAAAAGCATTTTTCGACCAGGTTGGTTCAACTGCGGCGCAGAAGAGAACGACCCGCCACGGGGATACTCCACTTATGGAAACTCCTCATTCCAGACGGATGGTGACAATAGACACCTACGAATGGGCTGACCTTATCGACGACGCTGATAAAGTCAGAATGCTGATTGATCCGACTTCCACCTACGCTCGTGCAGCAGCCGCTGCAATGGGTCGTGCGATGGATGACGCGATCATCACTGCTGCTACTGGCACTGCCAAAACTGGCAAGGCTGGTGCAACTTCAACCGCCATAGGATCAGGCCAGCAAATAGCCCACGGCTCTGCTGATCTAACCTTGGCAAAACTACTGTCTGCAAAGAAGATACTCGACAACGGTTCCGTTGATCCTAGCATCAAACGATATATCGTAGTCGGGCCAGCGCAGATCGAAGCTCTCTTGGGCGTAACGCAAGTCACGTCATCTGACTACAACAGTGTAAAAGCTCTTGTACAAGGTGACATTGATACGTTCATGGGATTCAAGTTCATCACAAGTACCCGTCTTTCTGTTGCGTCAAACATTCGTAAATGTTTTGCGTGGGCCGAAGACGGAATCAAATTGGCGGTCGGCAAAGATGTTGTCGCCAAGATTGATGAACGTTCCGATAAATCCTACTCAACACAGGTTTTCTACTCAGCCACTTTCGGCAGTTGTCGCATGGAAGAAGCTAAGGTAGTTGAAATTTCCTGTGATGAATCGGCATAGGGAGGATTGAAAAATGGGTACTGCTAATTCAACATTAGTCACCAATTTTGAAGCCGACCCGATGGCTGCAAATGATGTCGCTTTGCTACATGGCGTGATGCGTGTAGCTCAAGGGACTATCGTGGTTGCGGCGGGTGATTCAGATGACAATGACATCTTGATGCTTGCTCCGATTCCATCAAACGCAACTGTCCCGCACATCTTTGTCGGTTCAGATACGTTGGGTGGGAGTAACACGTTTAACGTCGGTATCTACGAAACTGATGGAACTGTTGTGGACGAAGACCTCTTCGGCACAACCGTTGCTGACGCTGGTGCGATGACTGACGTGAGACACGAAGCTGCCAACATTAATGGTGTTGGTAAAAAAATGTGGGAGCTTGCTGGCGCAAGCAGCGATGGTGGAGGTTATTACTACATAGCCATCACGATGGCTGCCGCTGGTGGGACTGAAGGCGATCTATCCTTCATCATCCACTACGTCGTTTCTTAAACGATATGGGGGGCAGTTTCGGCTGTCCCCCTTTTTATAGGAATATTAAATGTCTTCAGAAGTCGATATCTGCAATACCGCACTAAACATGATTGGTGCGTCTAATATTATTTCACTCACTGAGGACAGCAAGTCTGCACGATTGTGCAACCAACGATATGAGCCCACCCGCGATTCAGTGTTCAGGGCTCACCCCTGGAATTGTCTGATCAAGCGAGTGGAGCTATCCGCTGATACTGTGGCCCCGGCATTTGAATATTCTTATGCTTACACCCTGCCATCAGATTGTTTGCGCGTTTTGCAGGAGCAGTACCTCGACTCAATATTTAAGGTCGAAGGCCGCAAGATTGTGACCAACGATAGTACGTTTAATCTTGTTTATATCGCTCGTATTACAGACCCAAACGAATATGACCGTCTGTTGGAAGATGCCCTGGCACAGAGGCTGGCGGCTGAAATGGCCTACCCATTGGTCGCCTCATCAGCGTTAAGCACCAATATGTTTCAGATGTATGAGATGAAACTTAAAGAAGCCAGGTTCGTAGACGCGACAGAAGGTATGCCGGGGTCGATGGATCAGGTTGCTGACTACGGCAGCATTGAAGCCAACACCTTTATTTCATCGAGGTTCTGATAGATGGCAAAAGCTGCCGCCGCACTAAGTAACTTTACTGCCGGCGAACTGTCGCCACGGCTTGAAGGTCGGACAGACGTTAGTAAATATTTTAATGGCTGTGCCACGCTTGAAAATATGTTGGTGCATCCGCATGGCGGTGCCGCTCGCAGACCGGGATCAATTTTCGTTGCGGAAGTTAAATCGAGTGCGGCTGCGGTTCGGTTAATTAGCTTTGAATTTAACGTCACGCAAACTTACGTGCTGGAGTTTGGAAATAATTATTTTAGGATTATGCGCGATGGTGGCGTTGTCAGCAGCGGGGGTTCGCCCGTCGAGGTGACGACTACCTATACGACGGCGCAGCTTGGTGGTCTAAAGTTCGCACAATCGGCAGACGTAATGTATGTGGTTCACCCGGATCACCCGCCTCGTAAAATTACAAGAACAAGCCACACCGCCTGGACATTGACCGATGTTGTGTTCACTCGTGGCCCGATGCAAGACCCTAACCTGACTGCCACAACTTTAGTGGCTAGCGCACGATCAGGCAGTGTTACCGTTACGGCAAGTGCTGATTTGTTTGCATCTACAGATGTCGGGCGTTTGATTAAACTCCATGAGGGGTACGCAAAGATAACCGCATATACGAATGCGACCACGGTGACCGCTCTGACGCAGGAACGCGAAGATGGTTTGTCGGAGCTGCTGCCAACGTATGCCAGCAATACGATCAGCTTTCACGAAGGCGACCCGGACAGTACTGGGCTCGAACACAATGACAGGTTGGTAGACTCAGCCAAGGCGTTCAAGACGCAGGGCTTTAGCAACAATATGACGATCACGGCGAGTGGGGCTGGCACAAGCGGAAACAACAAAGATTATCTTGTCGTCTCTGTCACCGATGACACCATGCTCTTGTCACCTTCAGATGACGTAGCAGCAGAGTCGGCCAGCAATACGATTACCCTGGTAGGAAAATTAATCGCAAGTACGAGTTGGAGTTTGGGGGCGTTTTCGCCAACAACGGGCTATCCATCAACAGTCAGTTTTTATGAGGAACGGCTTGTTTATGCGGCAACGTCTACACAGCCACAGACATTGTTCTTTAGCCAATCAGGTGACTTTGATAATTTTCAAGATGGGGTCAATGACGCTGAGGCGATGATCTATACCATTGGCTCAAATCAGGTGAATATCATTCGGTATCTTGCCAGCAATCGTTCTTTGGTTGTCGGCACATCTGGCGGGGAATTTGCAGTTCGCGCTGGTGCGTCTGACCAGGCGTTAACCCCTACAAATATTCAAATTAAACGACAGGCTTCTTATGGGTCTGCCGACATTCAGCCCATACAATCCGGCAACGCGACACTATTTGTGCAACGGGCAAAGCGGAAACTCCGCGAGCTGACATACAACTTTGATTCCGACAGTTATCAGGCACCTGACCTGACGATACTTGCAGAGCACATAACTGAAACAGGTATTAACGAAATCGCCGCAATGCAGGAGCCGGACAATATTATCTGGGCTGTCTTAGATGATGGAACCTTTTGCGGGATGACGTACCGCCGCGAAGAAGAGGTCGTTGCCTGGCACCGTCATAAATTAGGCGGCACGTTTACCGGCGTACATTCAAGCTTTGCGACAGGCACATACGCCTATGGCATTGTTGAAAATGTTGCGACAGTGCCTGGCGACCTTGACGAAGATCAAACATACATTGTCGTTAAGCGCACTATAGGCGGTGCGACTAAACGCTACATAGAATATTTAAATCTGATGGACTTTGGTTCAAATGTTCAAGATGCTTTCTTTGTTGATAGTGGTCTGAGCTATACGGGTGTCGCGTCAACTGCCGCACAAGATCACAGCAACTCAGCTACCAGCATTGTCCTGGTAGATGGCGGTTCATTTGCTTCGAGCGGTATTATAAAAATTGGACCTGAGTTCATTACTTACACTGGCAAAAGTACACATACGTTGACCGGGTGCACCCGTGGAGCACATGGTACAGCAGCCCTTGCCAGCACCAGTGGTTCAGTGGTGACACAAGCGGCAATATCACTGTCTGGTTTGACACACCTTGAGGGACAAACGGTCAAGATTATGACCGATGGCTCAACGCATCCTGACAAGACGGTGAGCTCTGCTGCCATAACATTAGACCGCCCCACAACCTACGCTCATGTCGGTCTTGGTTTTACATCGACGCTGAAAACGATGAGGGTGGAAAAAGGAGCCCAGGACGGGACGGCACAGGGCAAGATCAAACGCATCCATGATGTGACGGTCAGGTTCTATCGTAGCGTTGGTGCCAAGGTCGGCAGTGCGACCACGCAAACGGATGTCATTCCATTTCGATCATCAGCCGATGAAATGAACCAGCCTGTGCCTTTATATACGGGCGACAAGTCGGTTGAATTTGATGGTGCCTTTGATACCGATGGTTTTGTGGTCGTGCAGCAAGATCAAGTTTTGCCGATGACAGTTTTGGCAATCTATCCAAGGTTAATCACCTTCGACGAATGAGACTTATTCCATTTCAGGTTGCACATGCTGACGAGCTGATTGCAGACGGGCTGAACAAAAACGCACCGCAATATAATGACACTACCTGGAAAGATTGGGCACGGTCATTTACCAAAAAAGGCATGGGCTTCAGCGGTGTTGAGAATGGTCATTTAGTCGGATCGGCTGGCTTGGTCAAAGTCTGGGATGGGGTTTTTGAGGGCTGGTTTTTGGGCGGCTGGAGACTTCACAACAACAGGTTTGCCGCCATTCGATCTGTACGCCGTGAGCTAGATCGGATGATCGAAGATAACAACATCCATCGTCTGCAATGCGTGGTCAAAGCGGACTGGAACGAGGCTCAAAAGTTCATTGAATTTTTGGGCTGGGAGAATGAGGGCTTAATGAAAAAATACAGCAAGGATGGCGAAGATTTTTATCGCTATGCAAAGGTGAGATAATGAATCCAGCAATGGCCGCAGGGTCAATCATGTCTGCTGCTGGGCAGGTTAAAGCCGGAAAAGCTGCAAAGGCCGCCGGGCGTTATCGTCAGCAAGTCCAAGAGCGTAATGCTAAAGTTGTTGAGCAAGAAAAACTCGTTAGGCACCACAAAACAGGCGAAGATATTGTTCGCTTTCGCGAACAGATTTCTGCCACACAAGGCACAACCCGTATGGCACTGTCAAAAAGTGGTGTGCGAACAGATACAGGCACGGGCCTTCGTATTCTCATGGAGAATGCGCAAAGGGCTGACGAGGATATCGCCACGGCATTTTATAATGCTGAGCTTGGCGAGCGAAGCCTTGATGAAAAGGCACAGATGATGCGGCTGCAAGGTAACCTTTCGGCCTACGAAGGCCGGATGCAAGCCAGTGCTTCTTATCTTAAAGCTGGCAGCTCGTTAATTACCGGGCTTTCAAAAGCGTCAAGGTATTCATAAATGAAAATCCCTTTATACAAACGCCAGATTGAGCGTTCCGCGAAGCCAGCCGGGGCGGTTAGCAATATAAGTGTAAATACCGCTGCATGGATGGCCCCTGGTCAGGCCGTAGCGCAGGTTGGCGATGCTGTCCAAAAATGGGCTTATGAGAAAGCGGAGCTTGCAGCAAAGACTGAAGCGCATAACGCAGCAACTGCTTTAAATGACGAGCTCACAAATATTTCTCGTGATTTGTTAAAAAGCAATGATCCAGGCAAAGCAGATGAGGAAGCCGAAAAAAGGTTTAAGAATGCCTACAGTAAGCACTTAAACGGCAAAGCCCTTACAAGCAAAAGATCAAAAGCATTGTTTAGGCCAACTGCGGAGACAGCGTGGCGAACAAGTCTATCTAGTTTTAGAACTAAAAATGATCCCAGAATTTTAAAATTTAATGAAAACAGGATTACAACTGAAGTAGATGGAAATGTATTTGCGGCGAGTAATCCGGCAACACCTGCCGTTCAAGCGTTAAGAGCAGTCCAAAATATATTTGGTGGTGAAGGTAGGGTGGGTATTTTGAATAGCCCAGAAACCCAAATGCTGCTTGGCTCTAGTAAAATTAAAACTACCAAAAAAGTTGCTGCTGAAAGAATATTTGAAGACCGGGCGATGGCGTTGATAAATGGTTCAACGGAAATAATACAAACGCCAAACGGTTTGGCAAAGTTAATAGCCAACGATCCAATTTTATCTTTGGTAGAAAAAACGATTGGCAAGGCCAAAAGCGGAAAAATTCAAAACGAATTGTTCAAGCAAGCCAGGGTGCAATCTGACAAATTACTTGCCGTAGCGGATAAGAAAATAAAAAGAGAAAAAGCAGAAGTCATAGAAACGCGCAAAAGAGTCACTGATGGCTTAATGACTCGAATTATAGCGCAGAGAACGGACCCTGCAATACGGAAAGTCGTTACACCAGCAAACCTTAAAAAAGCTCTCGACGAAAGAAAAATTAAACCCCTGGGTTACCAAAAACTTATGAAGGCACTTGAGGGGCGTGACGCAATTTATAATACCGCTTTCACAGATGAAATTTTACAAGATATTTATAATTCAGTCGATTTAGGTGATTTAGCTTATCATCGTGAACGAACCGTCGAAGCATTTAATGACGACGAAATTGGAATAAAAGCCCGTGATTATATTTTAAAAACAATTAAGAACGCAGAAAAAAACGAGCCTATATTCCAAGAGCAAAAAAAATACAAAAAGTTACTTACTCAAACTTTATCACCTGCTGGGACATATAGACCTGCAGGTAAAAGCGACGTAATAAATTTAGCAGAAACCATGGCAGTAGAACATTACAATCAATTAGTAACAAACGACACTAGGCCGCAAGAAGCTTATTACAAATCGTTATTTTTATTCACAAAGAAAAAAAAGGATTTAGTTTTTCAAACGGCTAGGGGGTTAGACCCTAAGATGCTGGAGTTATTGTTTCCGCCTCGACCAGGGGCGGACGGACAACCCGGCGTTTTTTCCATTTATAACATCACTTCTAACGACGTAAGGAAATTAACACCTGAGAGAATTGCAGCGGCACAAAATGCCTGGCAACAGTTGGCAGAAGGAAAGTTGCCCGAAGGCGATGTGCAACCAGGCCCAAAAGATCAATTACAACCTTCTGAATTACGACAAAAGCAATTCGAAGGAGAAGTAAAGGATAGGCAAATAAAACGCATGTCTAAAGCAGAGCGCATAACAATTCGGCAGCTTTACGACATGGAAATTAGACTTGATGTATTGCGTACTTTTGTTGAAACAAAAAATTTAAACAAACAACAAGTTAACACGGCCAACGACGACCCCAAGGTTAAAGACGAGTCTTGGTGGAGTGAAATTTATAATTCAATTGTCGGAGACGATCCGACTAATGAACGAGCGCGAAAGCAAAACAAATAATGGTTAATATTCTTCCCACTAGCGTTTTAAATAACCTGCCTTACCAGACTAGCGACCCATCAAATTTGGACGATTGGTCAATAAGTTTTGGTTCGCCCCAAGACAGCAAAAATAACGAAGTAGATTTTGTAGCTAGCCATCATGCAAACGATGACCAGCTAAACTTTGCTAATTCGCAAACTGCAAAGATTATGGAAAACAGGGGTTATGACGCTGTTGCTTTGCAACGTATGAATGCTGCAATTCCGATATCAGAAGACGCTGCGGCAGAAGTCGGAGAGACAGAGCCTGGTAACCCAAATAGGCAAACCTTTTTTGATGAATCAAAGCTAGGCGACTTTGACGCTAATAAGCCTGATTTAAATAACCGCTATCGTGTTTTCTACGAAGCAGCAAAAATTGTGCACGATTATCACAACAGTCTCAATGAATACGATGCAAATTTTAAACCAAGTCCCAACTCGATTGGTCAACATGCACAAAACATGCAACGTGATAACGCAAGGAAAAGAACACCCGCTGAAGTTAGTCAATTCGGTTTACAGTTTGGCGGACAGTTAAATTATAATGATATTGCGATAGTTAGTGCTGCGTTAAAAAAGTACCCACCCGAAGTTGCTATTTCTATTGCCCATATTTTGCAGGAATATGACCGTCTTCCTAACTGGACGTGGGATGGATCAAAAAGAATGCTGGAGGGTTTATTAAGCTCTCCATCAACCTATGTCGGCGCTGGTTCTATTAAGGCTGTTTCTGGGCTGCTAAATCTTTCAAGTAAAAGTGCAGTACAAAAATCTTTAACTAAACGATTGTTAAACCTTGCAGGTGGGTCATCAATTATTGGTGTCGAAGGCGGCACCTACACAGCCATGCACGATATCATACACCAAAAACTAAAAGCTGGTGGCAGACCCTACAAACACAATATGAAACAAACATTGCAAATGTTTGGAATAGGCTTTGGTGCCGGGGGATTGTTAACCGCTGCGCTGCCGTTGAGTGTTGCGGGTGTTAAGTCGGCAAGCGAAACCTATAGGGCCGCTGGTTTAGCAAGAACAATGACGCAACCAGGTGTCTTGCGTTCTGGTATTGGTCCCGTGCCGCCAGCCGAAACTGCTGCAACAGATGTCAGCGAGATCGGTTTTTTCTCATCCGTCAGTCGTGCCATTGACAACCTGCCAATGGACAAAGGGTCCAGCGCACAGATGAGAGCAATGATTGCCAAGAGCGAAGGTGTCAAGCCAGAGGAAATGTCGTGGACCGGGCTTGATGAATTTCTCAAAGGTCGTAAGAACGTGACCAAGGCTGAGATCAGAGAGTTCATGGATGCTAACCAGGTACGGATTAAACAGGTTGAAAAAACCTCATACGGGCAGACCGGAGAACCAGAGAATTTGACATGGGGCGAGGCTGTTGCCGACGACAGTTTTGAGGCTTACGGCCACCGTGTAGACGATATTGAATATGAACTAGAAAGGGGCGATGACTTTTTTCTTGAAGATATTATAAGGCAGTTGATGAAGGATAACCCTAAGAAATATACAGAAATTGATCCTGATGGCGGCAGTGCGTGGGCCAATAAATTACGCAAACATTTTGAAGAGGGAGGCACTGTTTCTGACCTTGATGACAAAATGCGTTATGACGTAAACAATGCCATTGATGGTGTTGCTAAAGCCGAATACATGGATAATCCCTACGTTACAGTAAGGGACGGGACAGGCCATTACGACATTTATGGAAACGATGATGTAGGGTATCAGATCACCCGGCGAAGCGATGGCGCAAGAGTTAATGACACCGAAATATATTCACTCGAAGAAGCAAAAATTCAAGCTTACACAGACGGTCTTGATTACGGATATATTGGAGGTCAACTAGACGAAGGCGATACGCTGTTCAGTGAATACACACTCCCCGGCGGCGAGAACTACCGCGAGGTGCTGCTAACTACGGGACCGCGCTTGGAGAATTATCCAACTCGCGAAGCGTACAATGAAGCTATTAGAGCGCAAGACGCTAGAGGTGGACCGTTTCAGCAAGGCCACTTTGACGAAGCTAACGTCCTTGCCCATGTGCGCTTAAATGACCGCACCGGGCCGAATGGTGAAAAGATATTGTTCGTTGAAGAGGTGCAGAGCGATTGGCACCAGAAAGGCCGCAAGGAAGGTTATAAAACGCCGGGACCTCAATTTACTGAACCTTTTCAAGTTACAGAACAAACAGAAGGTCTTGCTGCCCCTAGCAATTATATTCTCTATGAAGTGCGCGATGCGAATGGCGAATTTATTACAAATGTCGGATCAGAAGCAGCCGAAAATGCTGATCAGGCTGTTGTTGTAGCGCAAGGAAGAATTAGAGATAAAAAGTTAGTTCGTGATGTCCGTGTGCCAGACGCACCACTTAAAAAGAACTGGCACGAAATGGCAATGCGACGGGTTATTCGCATGGCTTCAGAAGAAGGCTATGACTCTATCGCCTGGACACCGGGCCAGTTGCAAGCTGACCGTTATGATTTAAGCAAACATATTGATGCGTTACGAGTTGAAAAAATACGCGACGGTGAAAAAGCGGGTCAATTTCTTGTGGCAGGACGCAAGGGAGCCAGCACTCATTCTAGTTTTCAAAAAGCAGTAACAGAAGAAGAGCTGCCAAATGTTATTGGTAAAGATTTAGCAGCAAAGGTTGTTAAAGACGCGCCAAAATATCCCGATGGAACAGAGTACACTGGCCTTGATCTAAAGGTCGGCGGCGAAGGCATGAAGGGTTTTTATGACAAGATCATTAAAAACTATGCTGAAAAGTTCGGCAAGAAATTCGGTGCCAAGGTTGGGGTCACGAAAATAGGCGATGGTGATGAAGTCTGGAACCTTCGGATTACGAAAAAGATGCGCGATAGCGTGATGAAAAAAGGAGTGCCCCTGTTTGGGGCTGGGGCAATAGCCGCAGGGACAGACAAGGACAATAACCAACCCGCTTTATAGCGGGTTTTTTAATGGAAAAAATATGCTGACACCAGACACCAACGAATTAGTCTACGGTCCTGACGACAACCAAGGTGATGCGCTGTTTCCTGTCGATCCGAAAAACCGTTTAGTCCCGCTTGATCCCGATGTTGTCACCAATATGAGTGACAATGAAATTAAAGTTGCAGGGCCGTTGAGTAATGGTGTCGGCAGAGCTATTGGACGGGCAGTTAAGCCGTTTGGGTCTAATACCTTTGGCGATGCTTATACGATCTTACAAGAAAAGATAGCGCGTGATGCAGCAGAGAAAGAACGCGCAAGGGTCGGAGCACCGCCCTTAGAGGTTGCGGCTGACGCTTTAAAGCCCAAGCAGTCCGCAACGATGATGGACCCGCGAAAACCATTTGATGGCAGTGTTCCTCCGCCAGTAGGTCAAACTGTCGTTCCACCTGTCGAAATGGTGCAACCGCCACCGTCTTCATCAGCAACTAAAACTACAGGCTTAGTTGGTGAAATGAATGCTAAGGATGGCTACACACGCTGGCTAACACTTGGTGACGAAGAACTAGACACCGTAATAAAGGGTGCTTTAAAAGACCCCCGCATTGATGATGGCATGATTGCTGGCATTCGTGTCCAATCAGCAGACGGTACGACCCCATTACCAGGGATGGAGACAAAAGTACCAGACGAAGGCCACATCTATAACATCTTACAAAGTTCCGGCGATGTCGTAAAAAGTCAGTTAAAGAACAAAAGCCCTGACGAACTAAAGCAAATTTCGTTGCAACAAACTGAGCAAATGGCAAATCTGCTTGGGGTAAATCCAGAAAAACTGAAGGACCAAATATTTGGTGGTTATGCCAGGATTGGCCCCAGCAATCCAGGCGAGCTTGCGGCTCGAATGGTGGCAAGCAAAAATCTGCTTGTTGCAGAAATACGGAAACTTGATGAGCTTGTTGATATTGCTGCGGAAGAGGGAAGCGACAAAGCCCGTTTTGCAGTTAAGCAACAAGTGGAACTGGTCACAAATTTACAACGTCATTTCATGGGCCATAAGACAGATATTGCGCGAGCATTATCGGCAATGCGTATTCCAGTTGATGGCGACATGGCACGGGTAAATGCTGATTACGCCAAGATGCTCGATGATATGGGCGGAACAGACGGCATTGACGCTTTTATTGATGGTTACCGTAACCTGCCGGATGCAAACCAACGGCTTCAATTTGCTACTAAGTCATCACGGGTGCAGAGAGCTTTAGATGCTGTCCATGAGGTGTGGCTCAACAGTTTATTAAGCGGGTGGTTTACGCACGTTAAAAATACAGCAGGTGTTGTTGCTGCAAACGTAATGGAAATAGCAGAGCTTGCTGCAACGGCCACTGTACAGCTTAGAAAACCGTTGATGGGTGAAGCAAGAGAGGTGGAATTTGGCGATGTAGCTGCGATAATATTTGGTCAAATGATGTCAATGCGCGAAGCTTTTACCGCAGGAGGTACGGCGTTCATTAGGCGCGAAGAGCCCTTTCAAGGTGCGAAAATGACATTAATTTCTGGCAGCGGAAATCCGTTGAAGCGAGCTGATGCGTTTTCATCAGAGGCTCTTGGAAACAATAGTTACAAAACATTTGTTGATCTTATGGGCCACGGTCTGACACTGGGTCGTGCGCCAGTGCGAGCACTTATGGCTGAAGATGCTTTTGCAAAGGTAGTTGCATATCGTGGCTCGCTTTATGAACAAGCGTATGTTTCGGCTAGGCGGCAGGGGTTAAAAGGCGAACAGCTTAGCGAAGCTATAGCGGAGTTCGTTTTTAATCCTCCACGCGAGGCGAGAGATACTGCGCTAAATACAGCGAAATACATAACACTGCAAACGGATATGGAAGGCGCATTAAAGGGTTTGCAAAAGTTTTCTGGTGGTCGGTTTATGCGGCTTCTTGTGCCTTTCTTTAAAACGCCAACGAACGCATTTTTGTGGGTCGCTGAGCGTTCTCCATTTGCAAAACTTGCTGGTATGTCGAGATATAAAAAAGCCCAAGAACAAGGGGGCCGTGCTGCCGCAATCGCAAACACTCGCATGGTAATGGGAACTGGAATTATGGCTCTTGCCTACCAACAGTGGGAAGCTGGAGACTTTACTGGCGGACTGTCAGCAGACCCATCTATGAGAAGAGCTTACGCACGAATGGGTGTGAAACCATACCATGTGCGAATAAACGGCAAATATTATAACTACGGTATGCTTGAACCTTTCTCAACAATGATCGGTTTGATGGCAGACGTTAATGAAGTCGTTAATCATCCTGACACAGACGACAAAACCAGCCTTGAAATTGTTGGAGCTGCTGCGGCGACCATTGCCTACAACCTGACAAACAAAACATTTATGTCGGGCATACAAAGTTTTTTAGACGCTAGCAGAAATCCCGGCAGATTTGGCGCAAGGTTTATTGAAAATTATGCAAAATCAATCGTTCCTGGTAGCGCAGCTTTCAATGAAATGCGTAAAGGCTTGGATGAGATGCAGCGGTTTCGCCGCACCCTGACAGACGAATATAAAAATAGACTACCGGGATTTTCTAAAGATTTAGAGCCAGCACTCGATTTATGGGGCAGACCAATACCAACTGGCTCTCGTTGGTCTACGCCTTATAAACCAAATGCTGTTGATGAAGAGATTATAAGAATAGGTGTAAATCTTTCTAAGCATCCTACCACTGTCCCAAACCTTGATGGCGAATTAAGTGAAAAAGAAACGCACTGGTATCACAAACGTGCGGGAGAACTTGCTAGGGCCAATTTAGAAGCGTTGGTCACTAACTCTGATAAAGCATTAGACAACGAAAAACTTAGCGAATGGTTTGATCCAGAATTAAGCGAGGAATACGCAAAGTTAAAAAAAGTAAGTTTAGCGGGTGACAAATTAGCAACAGACGAATGCGCCAAACTTATAAAAGCTGTTTTGCTGGCATCAAGACAACAAGCACGAGGTGAGCTGCTTACAACTTCTGAATATGCCGAAGGTATAAACGAACAGATTGAGAAAGACATGGAAAAGAAACGAGTTGAAGCAGAGAAACTTGAAGGAAAAATTCAATGACCGTCTCCACGACCACTATAAAAAACAGCTACAGCGGTAATGGCTCCGCTACGGCTTTTAATTATACTTTCAAGATTTTCGCTTCAAGTGAGCTGAAGGTCTACATACGGACCACAGCCACGGGCGCAGAGACGCTTAAAACGGTGACCACGCACTATACTGTCAGCGGCATTGGCGACACTGGGGGAGGCACGGTCACCTTCACGAGTGGAAACGTCCCAACCTCCGCTCAGCAGGTTATCCTGGTGCGTGACACGCCTCTAACGCAAAGTACGGATTACGTCGAAAATGATCCGTTCCCTGCCAGCTCCCATGAAGACGCTTTGGACAAGCTTACCCATCAGATGCAAGAGCAGCAGGAAGAACTGGATCGGTCATTCAAGGTTTCGAAGACGGTTACTGACCTGACTAGCTCTGAGGTGGTCGATGATGCTGCAACCCGTGCTTCAAAGCTTTTGGGCTTTAGCTCTAACGGTGCAAGTTTCGCTTACTATTCAAATCCAGACGTTGACGCTGAAGTCACCGCTATCGGTGGTCTGACCTCTGCTGCAAACAAAATGATCCGCTACACGGGCTCAGGGACGGCTGACCTGATTGACTACAAAGACGAAGACGACATGGACAGCAACTCAGCGAGTGCAGTTGCCAGCCAGCAATCGGTTAAAGCCTACGTGGATAGTGGTACGGCGACATTAACCAATAAGACTTTGACCGCACCCAAGTTTGCGGATGGCGGCTTTATTGCTGACGCAAATGGCAACGAGCTTATCAAGCTGGAAACGACTTCATCTGCGGTCAATGAATTGTCTGTGACCAATGCTGCCGCAGGAAATGCAATAACCCTGTCGGCTACAGGCGGTGACACAAATATCGATATTGACCTGACACCTAAAGGCAGTGGCGAGATCAACATTGCCGCTGGAAATTTAAACTATGGTGGAACAGCGGTAACATCGACAGGGGCAGAGCTGAACATTCTTGATGGTGTAACGGCAACGGCATCTGAGCTAAACATTCTTGATGGTGTGACGGCAACGGCTACAGAATTAAATTTAATTGATGGTGTCACGGCGACCACCGCAGAACTTAATTATAGCGACACAGGTGCAGCAGTTGGGACTGTCGTTGCATCAAAAGTTGTAACTGCTGATGCTAACAAAGATGTGGCTTCTTTTAGGAACATTACCCTGACAGGCGAATTGGATGCCGGGTCACTGGATGTTAGCGGTGACGCAGACATTGACGGCACCTTGGAAGCTGACGCGATGACGCTGAACGGCACAGCGATAACAGACACTGCCACTTTGAGCACAGGCATATCGAACAACAATGTTCCAAAGTTCACCAGCGGTGTGGCCGATAATGATTTTCTGCGTGTCGATGGAACAGCTATCGAGGGACGGTCGGCATCAGAGGTTCTCAGCGATATCGCCGCAGCTCCGGCGGCTGGCAGTTCAAATGTTGTAACTACGGGTGCATTGAATAGCGGATCGATTACATCAGGTTTTGGAGCCATTGATAACGGTTCGTCGAATATTACGACGACGGGGGACATTTCTGGCGGCACACTCAATGCAACTAGTGACACTTCTGCTGGAGATAATGCGGCAATCGGATATACGAGCACAGAAGGTATTGTGATTACAGGACAAGGCTCGACAAATGACATAACTCTGAAGCGAGATGACGATACCGCAGTATTAGAAGTGGCAACTGGTCAAAGTGATATTGAAATTACTGGTGGTAACATATTTTTTGGAACTGCAAATAAAGGTATATATTTAGGAGTTACATCAGCTACAGCAGCTAATCTTCTCGACGACTATGAGGAGGGAACTTGGACAGCAACCCTTACGGGTTCAACTTCAAATCCAAGCTCGGCTGTGACGGTGACCGGCAACTACACAAAAACAGGAAATCTCGTTTGGGTCCAAGCAAATTTTGGTGGGGTCAATAGCACCGGAAGCGCCGGTGCGATTCGAGTTACCGGACTTCCCTTCACTCCCAGTCCGGGAAGTCAACACTCGGGAAGTGCAAGCGTACACACAGGCGCGACTATCGCCAGTGGCGTTTGCAATATTTCGCCAAGCTTCGAAAGCTCTTATATAACTTTTTATGCCAGCACATCAGAAGCTAGTTGGGCAGAGATTACGCACAACGAAGCAGGCGCAATGTGGTTATACTTTAGTGGAATATATAAAACTTAGGAAATAATAATATGGCTATTACAAAAGAAACTGAACTATTTAAAATCGACTCTAACGCAACCACAGGATCAATTAGTGTAAGAGTAGATTTCATTATCAAAGAAGATGGGGTTGAAATATCAAGAACACCCCATAGACATTCTATTATTCCATGTTCATCTGTTAAAAACTCTGACGGTAGCTGGACGCATACCAACACAGACATCAGTAACGAAGATTCTAAAGTTCAAGACATTGCATCAACCCTCTGGACTGACGAGGTAAAGCAAAACTTCGTAGATCGTGTCGAAGCTGAGAGCATAAATTGAAAAAATTGAGCATATTTTTGATGGCCGCCTTTTGGGCGGTTTTTTTATGCCCGTCTGTTAACGCGCAGGGTATGGCTTGCGCTGAAAAAAACCCGCGAAGTGATTTGCTCGAACAGCATGGGGAAGAGCTAACTGCTCAAGGCATCACGGCGACGGGGTTTCTGTTGCAGATTTTTGCTAACGAAGAAACTGGGACTTTTACTGTTGTCCTTGTTCCACCAGACGCACCTCTGTGGTGCGAGGGCGGCCAGGGCAAAAACTTTATGATAGTCAAAAAAAAAATCAGGGATTGAAATCAAATGGCCGCTCGCAAATCTCCCACTCAACTAGCAACAGAAGCACTCAACCTAATTGCAAAGCATGAGAAAGAATGTGGTCAACGCTGGGGCGAAGCAACATACGAATTAAAGAGCCTAGCGCAGCAGGTCGAGAACCACAGTAAACGCTGGGAGAAGCTTGCCTGGATAATAATAAGCACCCTGTTGGTCGCAATGGTAACGACGTTTTTAAAAACCTTTTTTTAACTGGAGAAGAACATGGAAACTTGGATAGTTGCTCGTATTAAAGAACCCTCTACCTGGGCCGGTGTAGCCCTTGGGTTTGTCATTCTGTCGATGTTGACACAGGCCGGATGGTGCATGGCCGTTGCGGGTGTCTGCGCCGTGGGTGCTGTGCTGCTGAAAGAGAAAATTCTCTAATGGAATGGGCGTTAGCAACTTTTGGCGGGAAGTTCTGCTGCATATTTGCGAGTACCTGTGGGGGTGCGGCCAACGTGTTGACCAAGCGCAACTGGGGCTGGGGTGCTGTAAAAGACATTGGCCTTAGTATTGTTGTCGGATGGATTGCGGCAGAGTTCTTAATCCCGGCGGCGATGTCCTATTGGAAATTTAACGCCGAAGTCGCAGTTGGATTGGCATTTTTAATTGGCTACTGCGGCATCCGTTTGCTTCCAAAATTAGAGGAAGCACTGATGAATAAGGTGTCCAAATGATTCCATTTATAGGACCACTTATTAGTGCCGTGACCTCTCTGGGCGGCAGTTATCTTGACCGAAAAAAAGCAGAGGCTAAGGGAAAAACCAAAGTCGCTATAGCCAAAGCTGAAGGCGAAATAAACTGGGACATAGAACAAGCACGAGCATCGACGGGCAGCTTTAAAGACGAGCTGCTCTGCATCATTTTTTGCATACCTCTTTGTATGTGCTTTATCCCTGGACTTGAAGTCTATGCAGTTCGCGGGTTTGAAATATTGGCGACCATGCCTGAGTGGTACCAATATACGCTGGGCGTCATCGTAGCTGCCAGCTTCGGATTTCGTGGCGCGACAAAATTTATGGGTAAAAAATGAGCGACATAATTGACGAGATCACAGCATCATTAATGATCGAGGAAGGTTTTCGCGCACACGCCTATCACGATACGGCTGTGCCGCCACGGCTTACAATCGGTTTTGGCCGTAATATAGACCGTGAAGGCGGTGGTCTGGGTATCAGCGAAGACGAAGCTGAACTGATGCTCCGCAATGACATAGACCGCAGTGTTCAAGAATGCAGCAAATTTTATTGGTTTGATCGTCAGCCTGACAGGGTAAAGCGAGTGCTCATTGAGCTGTGTTTTCAAATGGGCTACCCGGCTCTATCTGGCTTCAATCGAATGCTGTCGGCTCTGTCTGCTGACAACTATTCTACCGCTGCCGACGAATTACTGGACAGTAAATTTGCAGTGCAGGTTCCCCACCGGGCGAAAAGATTATCTGACAGATTGAGAGGGTGAATGGCTGCAAAAAGTCTGACCGAAGAAGAACTACAAGACGTTTTAAATTTAGTTGAACAACACGGCAGTGTTGTCGAAGCTTCAAGGCATACAGACCTTAAACGCTCCACATTTGAAAGTCGTTATCAACGGGCAAGAGATATACTAGGTGAACAGCCGAAAACGCAAATAGAAGAAGTCGCTCTCCCCGTTTTTCCTGAAGATGATATTCCTGTTGAGGATATACTCGACACAATGGAACGACGTTTTAAAAAACGTCAGGAAGCATCAGCGGCACGGAAGTGGTATTCGATAGCCGTTAAAAATAATGAGCCTATGGGCGTTTGTTTTATTGGCGACCCACACATAGACAGTAACGGCTGCAACATCCCCTTGCTGCGAAGGGATGTAAAGCTGATGACTGAGCCGGGAATGTATTGCGTCAACCTTGGAGACACCACGGATGGCGATTGGCCTGGACGATTGATGAAGCTACACGCGCAAAGCGATCAATCAATTACGACAGCACGTCGTTTAGCTGATTGGTTTATCAACGACACAGGTCTGCGGTATTTGGCGATCCTTATCGGAAATCACGACGCCTGGGGAGAGGGTGCGGAGATTCTTCGCCGGATGAACGTCAAGCAGATACCCATGCTCGATTGGACCGCACGGTTTAAAGTCGTGTTTAAAAACCAGCGCGAGTTAAAGGTTATTGCTAGCCATTCTTTCCCAGGGCATTCATGGATCAATCCACTTCATTCTAATCAGCGCAGAGAGATGGTCGAAGAGGCACACATCTATGCCTCTGGTCACAAGCACGATTGGCAAATCAGCCAGGGCGAAAACGGTTATCGCGGAACGTGCTACACTCTACTTCGGGCCAGGGGATATAAATTTTTAGATCAGTACGCCGAAAACTTGGGCTACCCTATTCAGCAACAAGCGGCTACGGTGTGTTGTGTGGTGGACCCTCAGAGCAAAAGTCCTGCCAGCTTTGTTAAACCGTTTAGCGATCTTGAAGAGGCAGCAGAATTTCTCCGTTGGAAACGATCAAAGTGATCGGGAAACAGTTTGGGAAACAAACGGGAAATAAAAACCCCTGTCACTGTCAATCGATTTAAGTTAACCTCACGTCAAGCTTTTACAAGAAGTGAGGTTTTCCGTCATTTATTCGTTTGCCAGTAATTAATATCTCGCGGATATACTCTTGCGCTACCAGGCTGCGCTACACCCCGACCGGGGTTTAAGTAGTTGAAAACAAACAGTTTCGCAAGAGACAAAATGATTTGGGAAACAAACGGGAAACAAAATGGGTAGAAGCGTTGCCTGTTTTTTTTGCCCCAGCAGGTTGTGCTCCTTGTAAAAGTGACTATAAGTTACTATATCAGTAACTATAAAGTACTTTAAAAAGGAGAACCAAATGTCAAAATCAAAAGTTATAGCAAGTTTCAATCAGTTTAATTCCCAAAATAAACGGCTTAAAGTAAAGGTAACTTTTAGCCCATCAAAGGCTCGTATAAATCGCGCACCCTTCGCGGTTAGGGTTCGAGGTCAGGCCCCAGAATATAAGCACACGGAAGAAGAAGCAATCCAAAGAGCCCGTCAAATCCTAGAAGTGTTTACCGGCGGTAGCACAGCGTTTGAATCTGGAACCCTTCGCGCAGCCGTCGATCTTTATCAAAAGAGAATAAAGGAAGAGTATGACGAGGGCTGTATTGTCTGGGGCCATTATCGGGACAATGACGCCAGAGCTCGCGCCTTTGTCGATGTGAAAGAGCGTATTGTTAAAGACAAATTTAAAGACCTGGATTCACGTCACTGGCGGTGCCGCAAGGAAGGCTATTATGAAAAGGATATCCACGGCAAATATCTCAACAATTACACACCAAGGGTTGTTAACGGCAATATTGTCGGTCAATTAAAAACCGCTGATCTGACAAAAGACGATTGTAAAGATTTATTAAAAGAATTTTCACATCGATCAGATAGTACCCAAAACGAATACAAGCTGACATTGATTGCTGTTCTTGATATAGCGAAAGAAGAAAAGTGGTGTCTTGAAAACCCCGCACGAAATATCAAAAACAAAAGAAAAAAGTATGGGCAGACTGAGCAAGAAATAGAAGACGCACCGCTTGCTCCCTTTCCACCTCACAAGATTGCTGCGGTGATTAAAGCTGCTGAAGATGCAGAGCAAAGTTACGGCAATATTACATGGTGCTTTGCACTGGCGCTTCTTTTTCTTTGCCGCACCGGGCTACGTTTTGGCGAGCTGGCTGCACTCAAATGGAAGTCCATTGAATTTCATAACAAAAGAATTTTAGTTCGTACCGCCATAAGAAAAGATCAGCACGGCGTCGTGGTTGGTGCGCCAAAGGACACCAGCAAGGACACACGCCGCAATCACAAAGAACGTGTTATTCCGATTGGCTCTTCGCTGATTGCCAAGTTGCAGGAATGGAAATTGCGGTCACCGTGTTCTGACGACGAAGACCGGGTGTTTATTACCCCTAGTTTGAAGATGTTGACCAACTCCTGGCACCTTCGCCAGAATGTTTTAAGGGCAGCGTGTAGGACAGTGGGTTTTAAACCATACCCTGACCGGGAAATGAGACTGCACGAACTGCGTCACGTCTATGCATCAAATTGCTTTGACTTTTACGGTGAAAATTATAACAAGGTTGCAGAGCTGCTAGGCCATGCGAAGATCGATACTACGCGAGACATTTACTCACATTGGTTCGATGATGTAGAGCGCGACATTGTGGATGCTGACGGTATGGAGGAAGCTTGGGAACGCCGTTCCCAACAGGTGGGGTAGTGTAGCAGCTCCCCTGCCCCATTCACCACCCAATCGTGAAGACCAAGAGCCTTGCCACAATAATGGCAGGGCTCTTTAGGTATCGTTGGCTTGTTCGTGTCTTTGAGTTTCAAGCCCGGCATCTAAGATTCTTTTAGACAAAGAAAATAACTGTTCAGACGTAAACGGTTTGAAAAGGTGACGACCATCAGCGAGTATGTGCAGCTCGCCAATGGTCGCCCAAACGCAAAACGGATCATTCGGTGGAGCTGTCCGCTGATCCGGCAATGCGCTCTATCTCCGCCCTGGGGATGTAGTAGTTACGAGCCCCAAAGACTTTTGCTTCAATTTTGTTACTATGGATCATGCGATAAATCCGGGCTTTGTCCGTCGCTGTATTCTGTCCAAATAACAGACGACAAGCATCACCAACACTAACCAGCAAGCTGTGCTCATTGGAAATCATCATTGCCCCCTTGCGGTTCAGGTGGCTGGGTATCTAAGCTCACTTCCACCGAAATATTGCCGTCATCATATTGCCAGGCAGAAACCCCGTAGACCCCAGGTGGTAGTTCCTGCTGCACCACAACTTTCGCTCGACTCCAATTAGGCTTACCTTTTTGCAAGGGTTTGCCACCTTCCCACCTCTCCTGATTTTTGTATGCGTTGAGCGAGAGCATTTTTTTAAATCGATCATTTGCCATTCGTTAATTCACCTTTCCTGGTTAGCCATGCTTGTAGAACTTCTTGTCTTAATTCTGGGACTGCTTTAAGCGCGTCGGTAGTCGATTTGTTAACCGTGGCCCAGCCGTCGTGCTGCGACATATCCTTATGCTTTGCAAACCCAGCGATTGCGTCAGCAACCCATGCCGTGTAGTCCTCACGCGCCTCAGATTCATCTAGTGGAATTTCGTCAGCGACCTTTGCCACAGGCTGCGGCTTAGGCTTCGGTAGTTCGCGTTGCGGCGTAGCTGCCTGAGCATCGTCGTCGTCGTCACCTACACAACCAATCATCGCCAAAAGTCCGTATCGCCGTGCATAGGTAATTGCTGAGCCCATTTTCTGGGGGTTGTTCTTGTTCTCACAGTACAGCGGCACCCCACCGTCTTCGATAAAGCTGCCTGACGAATGGACAACCCGTGTGACCAGGCGATCAGGTTGACCGTCATCCGCAGCGCAGACCATTTGCATGATGGCAAGGTTATGCTTGCCTAGTGCAAGCTTGGCAGCAGCAAGGCACCGACCCAGCGTGGGGTAAGTGCCGTAATTTGCTTTGCCGTCCAAACCGGGATTATCCATTTCGTGCAAGGCCGCAATCCAATCAGCCATTAGGTCAGGCTTGTACGCCTCAATTTCCAACACATTATTCATATAACTCACCCTTCCATCTTCGCGTTAAAGCACTGCGTACATTTGTCCAAAACTGTCTACGCCATGTTTTGTGCGGCAGGGTTTTCAACAGCCCGTCAACTGCGTCGATCCTCTGTGCCTCTAGGCGAACAAATCGCGTTTCCATTTTTTTCTCCATACGATTGCGTTTTTTCCAGAATGATTAGGGCGTCTGTCGCCGCTGTCTTCGATGTAGTCCAACCGCGACAGTTCAGTGATCCGTGGACGCACTGAGAGAATTGAATGACCAAGTACGTCTGCCACTTCGTCAGCGGTAAGCCCGTCTTCTGCATTAAAAACGGTCATGCAGAGCTCTCTCAGTGTCTGAGCTTTAGGAGCTATGGCTTGAGCGGCAGCGAAGCTGGTGTCGCGCTCCCGTGCGCCTGGTTGCAATGGATAGGTCATGGGAGCACCACCCAGATTGCGACGAAGGTGGCAAACATGAAAAACCCCGCACAAAATTCAATGAGCCTCATCTAATTGCTCCTTTGCTGTTCGTAAGCTAATGCCGATTGCCGAAGCCTCAAGACTGAGCTGGTCAAGCAGCGGACCTTTGCCGTTGCTAATGGCGAAATCATCACCGCATTCGATTATTAATTTTTCTTTATGCAAATATTGATGACGGTCCTGTAGCCACCTCACGACTATTGCGAGTTCTTCTTTAGTCATTGCCAGATCCTTTGCGCTGCCGCCCAAAATTCTGGGCTTTTGTTCTTCCACATCCAGTGAGAAAAGTCGGGCGAGATAAGCTCAAACAGCTCGTCAGTGTTCTGTGCTGTTTTCATCAGCTTCTCGCGTACCCGTGCTATTCGTGCCAGATCGTCAATAGCCCTAAGCAAATCTTCATCCGATAGTTCCTGGCAGTCGGCACTGTCGAATACCCGGTAGCCGATAGGGTTGGCGTACACGAGTTTGACCGGGACATTTTCGTTTGATTGCTTTAGCCAGTGCCAATACAAAGCCACTTGCCTAACGTGATCAGGTCGTGGCTTGGCTGGCAGCGAGCGAACATTAAAACCACGCTCGTTGTTTGCCAGAGAAGGCCACATGGTCTTGATCTCGACAACACCACCAAAGGCTTCTACGTCTATTTCACCTGTGTGGTAGAGCTCATTGCTTGCAAGCTTGGTGCTTACCCAACGCCCTTCAGTGACCTTATTGGCTCCTTGTGTGGCCTCTGCGAGCCCCTGAGCCGTGTGCTGACAGATTAGCTCTAGATTAGTGCCGCTTGGTCCTGCTGGCTCGTCCTTCTTCTTCTTTGGCTCATAAATGCCATCGCGGAATAAGCCGTGCTTGATCTGGTCGTCTGGGTCATGCACCACAAAGTCGTGCTCATCAAAGTGAGCGACGGCATGGTGCATTGCCTCGCCGGGCGGCATTTCTTGGATCACTACATTCTTGGCGTATTCCTCTGCCACCTTGCCGCCAGTGGCGTTGCAGCCGAATTGATCTGTCAGTCTGTTTGGCCTGGCGACGACCTTCGTAAAGAACTCAAGACAGGCTGGGCGGTTTGCACCGCTTGGTGAGTGTCCCTTAAAGTTATATTTGCTTGCCCAGCTAGGCGCTGTGTCAAAATCGTCGGCCATTATTGGTAACCTCTAATGTCATTCTTTTAACGAATATTACATTTAAGTTACTATAAGGGGAATCATAGTGCAAATAAAAAACCCCTGCATAAAACAGGGGCTTTTAGAATGACCGATTTAATACGTGTTTTATCGGTAGGGTAGCTAGCTGGCAGCAACTTTCTTTGTAACTCTCGAAACCTTTTTGCGCTTGGTGTTTCGAAGTTTGAAACTAGGGGTGTATACCTCTTCTTTTTGCGGTTCTGCTTCACCTAGTATTTCAATCGTTTGCAGCTCACCAGGTTTAACAGAGATCGTAATTTTGCGAGCTGCCGAATCATCTGGTTTGTTCATCAACAAAGTATCAACAGACATCTGTAAGATTTTTGACAGTTGGATCAACTGGCTTGCTTTGGGTTCAACCTCACCACGCTCCCAGCGTCTATAACCGTGTACTGTAACGCCTAGCATGTCTGCCATTTCTTGCGCTGGTATACGCGCAGCTTGACGAAATTCTTTTAAATACATTTTTAATTTCTTTCAGTTAATGGTTTTCTATCGCTTAATTTTTCGGAAAATCTTTTTGGCATTGGTGTGCTGTGGTGCACCCACGTTTTCATGTCAAAAAGTTCGAGCATCGTGTTATCACTGCTATCAAAAACAGTTTTTAATGAATCATAGAGAAATATAATCGCTTCAAGAGACACATATATTTGCTGTCTGGTTGGCCGTATATGTGGTCCATCGGTCGATTTGCCATACCACAGCGGCGTGTCAGACCAGTCCTCCCTCAGCTCTGTCATCACATTTAGTTCTCTATATTTTGCCATCGCGTTTGTAAATTTATCTTGAAACCAAGGGTCTAATAGATTTTTAAACATATCCTGAGTAAGTGGCAGGTCGCTCGCCCAAGCAGCTATTAGGATGTGCATGTATCTACTCCCACGATAACTTCGATACACATCGTGGCTTCGCGCACCGTGTTTGTTGGTTTGTCGTGGCATCCTTATGTTCGTCGCTGGGGCATAGAGGCCGTAAGCGGTTCGGATTGATCTAGGCAGGTTATCAGCCCAACAGCCTGTCTTAGTGCCGCAGCTCATTTGTTCCTTGCCTTTAGGAACGTCAAATTGTTTTTCCAACACGTCATTCACGACAGTGCGGTCATCATCTCTGGTCTGGAAAATACGACGTACACCGCTGGAAAAGTAATCAGTAATTAATTTTTTGATCTGCTTATTTTCAAGTGGATCAATCAGTTTTGTATCGTCTTGAAAAATCGGGACCACATTGCTTGTGTATTTATTAACGGTGACCCTTTCAACTATCCGTTTTTCAAAATCGTGCATTATAAATACCCTCATAGCCATTTTTTACAGCAGGGTTACCGTAATGTACATTAACAGGCATGTCTACCAGTAATAACATGTCGTTTTTTTATTGATGTATACTGTGGGTTACTATTACGTTTACCACCATGTATTTTACACACTGGATCAGACAATCAGGGAAGACCCAAGGGTCAATAGCTCATCAACTAGGAGTTACACGGTCATATATAAGTATGATTGCAGCCGGGAAGAAAAAGCCAAGCTGGAAGATTGCTTCACACATTTTAGAAATAACGCACGGCGAGGTGACCGCCAATGATTTAATCGCTGAGTTTTCCGCAGATGACTAGGCGCAGCAGAGACTTTTACCCAACGCCTTATAGCATTATCAATGTGCTGCTCAGCCGCCTGGAGTGGCCTTCCACGACTGTATGGGAACCTTGCGCTGGTGATGGTCGCCTTGCTGGTGCCATGCGGTTTAGAGGCGCAGAGGTCGTCACCCACGACATTGCCACGGGAAATGATTTTTTTGCCTGGGACCGTGCCGAAGCACCAGCACTAGTCACAAATCCACCGTTTCGCCTAATGCGCCAGTTTATTGACCACGCCTTTGATATTGGCGTAGAGCGCATGGCCCTGGTGTGCGCTGAAAGACTGTGGGCTTGCGGTAAAGGCCATGAACAGTGGAGCCGACACCGGCCTAGCCGATTCGCCAACCTCACATGGCGTGAAGATTATCTGGGCAAGGGTGGTTCGCCGGACAGAGCCTTGGCTATCAGCATCTGGGACAGCCCTCACTCAGATATTTGCAAATTCGAGGTCTGGGACCGTGAATGAGGCACAGATCCATAAGGGCATCGTGCAGTGGCTGAACGTCGCCTTGCCCCCAGGCAGCGTCGTACATCACTCACCGAACGAGGGGCGTCACCGGGTTCAGTACCGTGTTCACCAAAAGGCAATGGGCATGTTCGCAGGATGGCCAGATCTTGAGCTGTTCATTCCACCTGCAAGCTGGCGAAAGCTCTCTGAATGGGAGCCGATATTCCTAGAGGTCAAGACAGCCAAGGGACGCTTAAGTGTTAACCAGAAGGCAGCACACACGCTCCTGAGAGGCGTTGGCTGCATTATTGAGGTGGTGCGAAGCATCGAGGACACAGAAGAGGCACTAAACAAATATATAAAACTGAGGAGTACAAAATGAGAAAACTGGTTATTGAACCCGATGGCGCAAACTTCCTAGAAGAGCGTCGTCAAATGGAAAAACGTTACCCCATCAAGCGTAAGTATTTTCTGGCTGACTTGATTCAAGCCACTGTGCAAATCGAAGATTTTAGCCATGAGGAATTTATGTCTTCGTCGAGAGCACACAGGTTTACTTTGCCAAAGTGGAGACTCTTTCACATTGCCCGGTACGAACTGGCTCTTACTTGGTCACAGATCGGACGATTGCTTTGCCGTGACCATTCAACAGTGATTCACGGTGCAAACAAATACACAGAAGAATACTTGGACACACCGACTGAACAACAAAAAAGGGCATTTATTATTGCCCGTGCCGAAAGCTTATTTTTGAATATCCCGGTGGAAAATGATGCTCAGCCATGAAGCCTTTGAAATTATGTGGAATGTCCATACTGGTCAATTGACAGAGTTATCCACGACTAAATCGTGTGGATTGCGCGAAGTTGTGGATAGCGGTTTTGTGAAAATCGAAAAGCGTGGTAATCGATTCGCAGTGTTTGGGACTCAAAAGCTTTTACACACTTTAAAAGCTTTTACATTAAAAGCTTTTAAGCAAAAGCAATTACCCCCAAAAAACTATTTAATTAAAAACCCTGAGTTAAAAGCTTTTAATTTAAATGCTTTTAACTCTGAAACAGTTAATAACTTTTACGAGTTTGACACTGTTGCCCCTCTTATTGCCCGGAGTGTAAAATACTCCAACCCTTCTTACAGAGCTGTGGTTGATGGCAAGCAGCCACGCAAAGATCCCATGATTGAATACACCAAGAGAATGTCACCTGTTGATTGCGCTGACTTTTGGCAAGCCTATGGAAAACTCAGTGATGATGAAAAGACCCGTTACCGTCGAAGCTTTGCACTTGCTGCTAATTGAAGCCAGTGAAACAGAGCGACGGTTGCCCCGTGCTCACCCCAAGCCCAGTGTCACCT